TTAGAGACTCTGATAGAAACAGAACTTGGTTGGGCACTATCTGCTCTTGCTGAAGATGACAGTATCATGAACACCTACCAGCCTCAGCTTGAAGTTAACATTCAGCCTTTTGAGTCTCATGGTGGGCTGATGTATAGGCTGATTAGTATGACTAAGTCCTACCTGAGAATGAAGGCTTCTACGACAGTGGAAGTCAAGTATCCTCAGGCTGCTGACTCTGCAGACATCACCTACTACTCCAACAAAGCTCCCTACTTCTACGAGTACATAGAGCGCAGGAATGTCCTGATTCCTAACCATGTCTATGTCTTTGCCAATGAAGGTACTGATGGGCTCTGGGCAGACATTATAACTGGAGAGGCTAGTGATGCTGCTGAGATAGCTCTCTATGCTGATATTATAAAGATGGTAGTGGCAGGAACGATTACTAATCAGGTGGATGCAGATAACCGAGCAGCGGCAGTACTGGCTAGGGCTGAGGCAGAGGTGCTAGCTGGCAGGCTGTATGCTCCTCACGACTGTCAGGTGGAGCTGTATGACAGAATATCTATAGAGGATGAGAGGTAATGAGCCATTCTGTGATACTAAATCCAGTTAGTGATGGTCAGTGGTACGCCTTAACACCAGTTCCTGCGAGTCCTGCTACCCACTATGATAAGGTTATTACCAGCGGAGATGGGAAATACTGCTACTGGAGTGAGTCTTATGAGGGCAATGACTTATACTATGTGGATGCTCCCCCAAGTGGAACAGTCGAGAAAGTAATTGTTTATGCTGCAATGGGAGTGGCTGCTACCCTGCTCCAGCGCCAACTCTATGTTGTCACTTACAATATTGGCTATGGAAGTGGCTGGACTATAGTTGGTGCAGGGACAACCTCGTACGAGTGGGCACTCAATCCGCATACTGGGGAAGCGTGGACTAGAGAAGAGTTGTTAGCCGCTAACACCTTTCAGGCTGGTGTAGGTATTAAAACTACTGGTGTTCCATCTGGTGCCTGGTGTGATAAGTTGTGGGTTGAGGTAGTGATGAGTGCTGCAACTTATCCTTCTGATGAGCTGACTAGAGTAACTGGCATCCGCCACATCTATCGTCCTGGGATATTCAGGATGCTACTGAGCCTCGGGGATGTCAGTAACACTATTGAGGTAGCAGAGCATAAGGTGAGGAAGGAGCTGGAGATACCAGAACAGCAGACACCAGAAGCTAAGCCTACTCCTCCAGAAGAGCCTAAGTGTGTTGAGGGTAGCACAAAGGGTAAAGGTTTTAACAAGTATACCTGTATGGGCGGAAGGTGGTGGAATACACCAGAGGCAGAGGAACCTTGGCCTACTTCTGCAAGAGTAACTGCTCCTGAACCTACTAAGCCTCCAACTCCTAGCTACTGGGGAGGAGGATTTGAGGAGTACATGGAGAGGAAGAAGGAGCCAGTAGAACCATCTGGTCTCCCTGAGATTAGACCTACTTCATTTTTTGAAACTCTTATCGGCAGGGCTAGATTTACTATAGAGAAATTCTGGGAAGGACTTACAGGTGGGTAAGGACAAAACAGGACGGCCAGTAGATGTCCCAATAGGCAGTGGTGTAGCTGTCACTGGGCAGGACCTTGAACAAAGGAAGATGGTGTTCCCGCCTAGCTTCATAGACGAGATAGTACTAAAGGGAGGTGATGAGTACGTGAAGGCAGATGACCTAAAAACTCTTATCAGTGCGATTGTTAGCTACCTAGGACCTACACTAAAAAATATAGAGACTCATCTAGCACTGGGTAGTGATGAAGAATTAGAAAAGGAGGAATCAGAATAATGGAACTTTGGGGATGGGGAAGAAAGAACACAGCGGATGTAACTACTAGAGGGCAGCTGAAGACATGGGCTGCTAGCTTTGCTGAAGACCACTATGCTGCCGTAGAGGGCGAAGCCTATACTATGGACATAGATGGTATTACTGCTGCTGCTGCTTTGAACTGGCTAGCCGTGATAAAGAACGGTCATGGTAGCAAGAATCTGGTAGTTACGAGGATACATCTGGCTCCTAACACTGCTCATGACGACCAGGAGTTAGAGGTACTGATTGGAGGTACATTCAGCTACCTGGCAGAGGGTACAAAAGTTACGCCTACTAATATGAAGGCTGGTGGACCTGCTGCTCTGGGCGACTTCTATGTGTCTGACGGTACTGCGGACATAATGACTACTATCACAGTAGGTGTTATTGCTGCCAGGTTTCCGATGTCTGTCAAGAAGGAGTATGACTGTGTTAAGCAGTCAAACTTCATTATGCCGCCAGACACGTGCTTCATGATTAGGCCTTCTAAGGATGAGAAGTTCCGAGGATTCATCTCGTTCTACTACCATGAATAAGGAGAAGTAAATGTGGGCTGTCCAGCTAGTTGGTGCACTGGGTAAGGTAGTCAATCAGTTCCTGACACCTTTCGGCTATGCTTTGTCTGTTCTTAATTATAGGCAGAAGTATGGCGTATGGAAGTCTGTCAGCTGGACTAGTACGCAGGTAGCAAAGACTGCTATTGCTACTCCTGTTAAGGGAGGTTCTATCGAGATAACTGACTTTTTCTTCATGGCTACCAAGGTTGCTAGCGGGACTGTGGTTGTTACCTTTGAGGATGGCACTAATACGGAAACACTAGCGACGCTTCTTTTAACTAATGAGGCTGTGAGGATGAGTCATCAAGTGCAAGGTAGGATGCAGGGCTGGCGAGATGCTGTACTCTACTACACAGTAGCTGGAGCTAACTCTACTGGTGCAATAACTGTAGGCTATGTTAAGCATGATAAGGCTAACTCAGAAGATTATGCAACTTGGAATGGAAGGAGATAAATCATGGCAACTAAGGGAGTTCCTAAGAGAAATGGTAGCGGCAGAGGTGTGAGGGCTAACAGAGGCAGAGGCGGCTGTGCTACTACGAGGAAGACTGGAAGGGGAAGCAATAGGAGGTAATTATGTCATTCTGTCCTTTCTTTAGTGCTGAGTGCCCTGAGGACTATAGCTGTGCAGTCTGGACTCGCTTTGGCTGCTGCCTGATGGACAAGCCTGGACTGCCTGCTGTATACTCAGGAGGAGCAGAGCCAGTTGATGTCTTCATCCTACACTTTGAGCGTAGACTTCCAGCACCCCAGCAGGAGTTTGACATTATCTATGCTAGTGCAGAGACTGGTGAGATAGAGGTAGAGAGTGATATGTCTAAGTTCAATATCATCCGATACTTTAAGCCTAATCACAGAAACGGAGATGGAGGTTAACTATGGGCGGCAAAACTAGACTTATGATGAGGACAGACCTAAAAACTGACCTTAGGACTACTACTGAAATAACCGATGCTGAGCTGGATAGAGCTATTGAAAGGGCAGTCTCGGACCTCAGCCGCTTCCTGCCAAGAGAGAAGACTTATGAGGAAAGCTTGCAGTTCACTGTCAGTGGTGAGACAGTAACTATGCCAGCAGACACATCTACTGATGCTGTTGTAAAAGATGAGGTCTTAAATCTTTGTGGTGATGGTAGCACTTGCAGTATTGCTGGTCAGCCTGATGTCCATAGACCTCTGGTGGTTACTATAACTGATGCTAACAACAGCCTAATTGGTCTTACTGTTGACATCTATGGTGCTGATGAGAACGGAGTGGCTATTCAAGAGACATTCTGCTTTACCAGGATGGGCAGTAAAGTCATCATAGGTAAGAAGTACTTCAGGTATGTATATATGGTTTATACTACTCAGGTAGAAGGTGCTGGACCTGGTGATGTACTGGATGTAGGGTATGGTGCATATACAGGTGTCTGGGTCAGCCTAGCTAACAAGCCTATCAAGTGGGGGAGCGAGAAGGATGTGACTGACGTAGATGCTAACGCTCTTACTCGCAATACTGACTTCTATATAGACTATATGAGGGGTAAGATTAAGGCCATTAGTGGTGGAGGTATAGTTGCTGGTGATACTGTTACTATCAGCTACACCAAAGGTCAGTTGTGGCTAGACGTATCTGACCTGCCTGACCTTATCAAAGTTGATAGAGTTGAGTATCCTGTAGGCAGTGTCCCTCAGACCTTTGTCCAGCATGATATCTGGGGAGACATACTATCTATAGCTGGAGGTGCTGAGCAGGAAGAGCAGAGCAGTATGGCAGAGGATAAGCACATCCGAGTCTACTACTCTGCTGAGCACCAGCCCCCTAATGATTTCTCGCCTGGCTCAGTTCCTGAGTTTCTAGAGAACACTGTTATCCTTGCTGCTAGTGCCTATGCTCTGTTCACCTATGCCCTGAAGCAAGAGATAGCTGCTGAGACTCAGCTGAGCACTGTGTCTACTAGGCTAACTAGTGCTGATACTGCTCATGCTGCTCTTGACAACGCACTAGAGAATATTAAGAAGTATCTAGATAACAACTCTAGTGCTGATGCTGTAGGGCTACTAGCACAAATTACTACTGACATAGCTGGTCTGAGAACTGCCATTGTTACTGCCCTTCGTGCAGCTGATGCTTATCTAGACGCAGTAGCTGGTCATTTAACTAACGCCGACACTGTGAGAACAAAGTACATATCTACTAAGGATTATGTTGACGGCGGCTCTGAGCCTGATATCTTACAGTATCTTACAACTGGCGATGCCCTGCTGAACACTAATGCAGTAGGTGGCGAAGGCACAGAGGTAATGGAATCCTATCGCAGGTATGCCGAGACCGTCAAGTCTGCACTGGTAGGAGCATTTGAGAATGACCGAGCTATGTTCTTGCAGGATGCTACTGCTAGAACCAATGCCGCCTTAGCCTATGTACAAGGAGCGGCGCAGAGACTCAGCAACCTTCGCAGCTATATTGAGCAGTCAGCTGGCTATGCTGCTATAGCCAGTCTGTTTGCTAGGGAAGCAGATACTAGAGTTGCTGAGGTCGGAGCTTATCTTCGGGCTGCTAGCGCTTATGTAGAGACTGCAGCAGGCTACATGGCTATGGCAGACAGGTTCAGGGCTGAGGCTATTGAGCGCAGGAATGAGGCTTGGGGTATCTGGCGTGACAGGAAGCAGTACATAGGCGACTATACTCAGAGTTCAATGAAGCAGTTGCCAAGCTATGCTAAACAGTAAGGAGGAATTATGGCAGTTAATTTTGCAATCTGTGTCGTGCTTGACACCGCAGTAGTAACTTCTGATGAGGTGAGGAATGACTTGATACGGCGGATTCTAGAGGCCTGTAAAGCATCAGGACAGACTACCAGTACAGCTTTCGGTACTTGGGTTACGGGCGGTACTCCAACAGTGAAGATAACTCTTACATAAGGAGGACACAATGGCAAGTGACTACGGCATATACGTGGAAGTGGATTCTACAGTGGCTGATGAAATAAAGAATGACCTATTGCGAAGAGTTATGGAGGCCTGCAAGGCTACTGGAGAAACTACCACAACAACCTTCGCGGCTACCTTCTCTTCAGGCGGTACGCCTAATGTGAAGGTGGTGGTATCCTAGAGTGCTTGACCCCCATTCTACGATAGCATAGAGGAGTATCATATGAACTGGAAGAAGTGGTCAGGATACGGACTATACAAGAAGCTATGGAGTGTAATAGGAGGTCGGCCTTGGACTTATATCTGGAGAGACTTGTATCATACTGCTCCGATAGTAATACAGCTACTGTGGTTCTTCATAGGAGTGGGAGTCTACCTGTATGCTGGCTGGAAGGCAGTGGTTGTGTTCTGGCTGGTGTACTTGTTTGGCTTCATTGAAGGACACTTCCACTGGGGCAAGAAGTGGGTTAAAGGTCAGCAAGGAGATTAGCCTGTCCCTAAGGACAGGACTCCTCTAGTGGCGGAGGGTAGGAAGCAGTTGCCAACCTGCCCTCCGTCTACTTATAAGTCCAGTAATACTCCCTTACCCATCTGCCTGAATACTCTGGTGGTCTAGCGTCTTCTATACTAGTCTTAACACTTCTCTTCCACTGTCTGTACTCTGGTGACTCTTGCCAATAGACCCTTTCTCTAACTTCTATACGGGGTAATGGTAATGGTGCGTCTTGTCCAGACTGGGGCTGATTTGTCATCGTAGGGGGTGTGACGGGCACGGAATCTGGTGGTTTGGGCACATCCTGCTGATTATGCACTACAAGTAACAAGCAGGCTACGGTGATGATAAGTAGTAGCTTAGTCATTCCCACCTCATCGTCTTCTTCACCTCGAAGGGAATGCGAAAAGTTGGTATCATCTCCAGCTCTTTTACAGGAAGTTCGATGTCTCCATCAAAAGTAATAGAGTCATGTACTGTTATAGCCATGATTGGAGGACCTAAGCCTCTCCTAGCGCAGAGAATTATGGCTCGCTTGATAACTTCACCGTCACTACCGAGGATAGGATAGCTGGAGCCTTTCCTTCTCATAGCATCTTCATTCAACTTGCCATATCTAGTGAACTCCTCTGGCACCCTTATCTTCCTACCGAATAGAGTAGGTAATGCCCAGCCATTCCTAAGTCCTTCCTCCTGTGCGTGCATAATCCAGTCAGCGGCACTCTTGTATACTTTGCACCAGTCATCAACGAACCTACTGCATGTTTGCATATTCCTTATCTTGGTATGTATGCTAACAGTCTTAGGGGTTGCTCCGCCATGCATAGCATTGTTGACTCTCTTAGCTAGGTCTCTTGGTACTCCCAGCTTCTTTGCTGTGTTCATGTGTATATCCTGTCTTTCCTCAAATACTCTTAGCATCTCTCGGTCCTGAGAGACGACTGCTAGTATTCGTGGATGCTCCTGACTGTAGTCGCCTGTGGTAAAGCATCCAGCGTCAGGCATAATCATGTGCCTTGCCTCAAGAGGAATGTTCTGGATATTCCTGTTCCTGCTATTCATCCTCCCAACTACTGTATCCAAGTAGTACTCTGTATAGAACCTATCCTGCCCAGCTAGGGGTTCTAAGTAAGTGCTGAGGAACTTTGACTTCTGTCTCCATCCTAGTACTGCTGCTGCCAACGGGTCATCCAGAAACTCCAAGTCTGCCTCTCTGGTGGATAGCTGCTTCTTGCTTCTGGTCATCGGTAGGAAGTTGCCTCTCTTGCCTAGTATGTAGCCTACCTGCTGGGTGGAGCCTGGCTTCTCAATACCCTCAGCCTGTACTCTCCTGCGATAGAACTCTACCTCGTCCTCATACCTGCACTGTAGGTCTGCCCTGGCCTGCTGGTCTATAGCTAGTCCTCTCAGGCTGAGGTCTATCAGTATAGGTATGACTGCCATCTCTACTTGGAAGTACTCAGCGTACTGGCTCTGTATCTGTGGGAGGTAGCTGAGGTATAGCGCATAGGCTACCTTGGA